CAACATATGAAGATCTTACACTAACAGTTCATGATACATTAGGTCGTGATCAAATTGCATTGATGCAATCATGGTTTAATAAAGTATTCGACCGCGGGACAAAACTAATGGGGCGTGTTAGCGCATATAAGACTGATGGTATTCTTTATATGTACGCACCTGATGGCTCTGTTGTTCGTAGATGGGATTTACAAGGTGTATGGCCTAAAGGCTTTGGTATGGGTACAGAATTTTCATTCGATTCAAGTGAATCAATGACAATTACTGTTGATTTATCAGTTGACCGTTACTTTGAAGACACTACAATTAATAATCTTAAATAACATTTATTTTTGATGTATATAAAAAGGCGTAGAGTAAAACTACGCCTTTATTTATATTCGGAGTTTATTATGAATATTATTGCTGTATCAGACTTACATGGGAATTTAATACATTTAGACAAATCAGCTGATATACTTATTATTGCTGGTGATTGGTCACCATTATATTGTCAACATTGTTATGATTCTATGATTTCATGGATTGATAAAAAGTTTATTCCATGGATGTGTAAACAAAATGTAACAGATATTATATTTATTCCTGGTAATCACGATTTAGTTTGCACATATTCAGTATTTGAAAAAGATTTAAATAATATTTTACGACGTCATAATGTAATAAATAAAGTACACTATTTAAATAATTCATCCATTATTTTAAATGGCTATAAATTTTATGGAACACCTAATAATGAGTCACCACGCGGATGGGCTTTTTCTGATCCATATAATTGTACATATAATTTTGATAAAGATACTGATATTTTAATTACACACCAGCCACCAATGATTGGTAACGCTGGGTATGTTTATATTTACAATAAAGAATTAGGTTCACAGATTTTACGTAATAGTATTCTTAATTCTAATATTTTAATGAATATATGTGGTCATATTCATACTGGTGAACATGGTGAAATTCCAGTTATGCTTAATAATGGTAATCATTCCTGTGTATATAATGTTTCAATACTAGATGAAGATTATTCAGTTGCATATGAGCCAACATTTATTATTTTATAGGATTATTAAATGACTATTCATTATCTTGTTGATGTATCTTGGATGTTACATAGGGGTTATTTTAGCTGCTCAAAGATTTGGGATGAATTTCCTGAGCTTCATTTTTTGACAAAGAAAATTGAAAGTTGGCTAGCAAGAAAAGATGCAATTTTGCATTTATGTCTTGATGGGTCTAACACTAAAGGAAAGCGTCTATTAGGCGAACAGTATAAGGCTGGTAGACATCAACAAGACCACTATAATGTTTATACTGGTTTAACTACATTTATTAATTTATTAAATAATGATAGGATTAAAGTTTATTTCGGAAATGATTATGAATCTGATGAAATAATATTTACATTATCACGAATCCTTGAAGGGCGTAAACGAATTATATCTGGTGATAAGGATTTACTTCAAGCGTTAAAACCAGACGTTATAATTGAAAGTGCAAAAGGTCTAATCACTACAGATGAGACATATAAATATGAATATGCAGATAAGTTTTTTGGCGTTGCACCTGAAAAGTTACCTGTATTTCGTGCAATCGCTGGTGATACAAGCGATAATTTAAAATCACCTGTAGCTCGCTTTCCACGTAAACTTGCTGCAAAGATTGTTAATGATATTGAATATAATGGAAGTTGTCCTACAATAGCACAATTAAATACATTGAAGGGATTTGATAATTATTCAGATTCAGAATCTAAATGGATTGACAAACTTATTGAATGTTATGATTCATTTAGTATAAATTTTAATATAATGAAATTAAATGTTATTACAGAAAATATATCAAATAAATATCATTCTACTGATGTAGAATTCAGTGATTTTTTGAAAAATAAAATTTTAAAATTAAATATTCTTTAAAGTGAATTAAAAATAATTAGATACAAACTTACATTAGAGCAGTATATTAGCCGTGCAAATAGATTAACACCATATAAATGTTATTATTTAAATAGATTATATCTATTATTTGTTATTTAATATGGTATTTTAAATTTTAACCCATAGTAGATGTATATTCTATTATGGGTTTTATTTTATAATAATTATATGCTGAATTAATATAAAATTTTGAAAAGTTTAATATAGGAAATTTATGATAGATAATTATACTTTAAATGAGCTACAACAGATGTCAGTTAATAAAATGTCACAGATGAATATGGCAATACTTGCATTAAGCCCTGGAACAGGCAAAACACTCTGCATTTTGGATTTTGTGAAAAATCACTTATTTAAAGATAATGATCACAAATGTATTTTTATGATTCCAAAATCAGCTAGAGCATCATTTATAAAAGAAATGACTACTCGTATAGGTGAGAATTTTTATTTAATTACAGTAGAGACAGCAAAGAAATATTCTTATTCAGAAATGTCTAAATACCGTTATATATTTATTGAAAATACATTAGTAAATAAATATGTAGAAGATCTTGTATCACTTGCTAATACAAATACATGCCATCTTGTTATTGATGAAGCACATTCACTACAAAGTCCAGATTCTGTATTTACAAAAGCTGCATGGGAAGTACGTTGTTATTGTAAACGTGTATATGCAATGACTGCTACACCACTTCTTAATGATATTGAGGGTTTGTTTAATGTTCTTCATTTTGTTTATCCAGCAATTTTTACATCATGGTTTAAGTTTAGAGCACGGTATTGTATAACAAAAGAAACCGTTATTCACATGCGATCACGAAATGGTAGTCATATACAACGTAAAGTTATTGAGATTATTGGTTACCAAAATATGAAAGAATTAAATGAAATCCTTGATAAACTAATTATAAAAGGATGTATTCATTATAATGTTAATTTTGAATTTCTTGAGTGTGATTTAGATGAACAAAGCGAAAAACCATATAATTTAGCTGCATCTGGATTATTTGACATTTTGTATCATCCTGAAAAAATTAAGCATAAAGCAAAATCAAAAAATAAGAATGATAATCAAGAATCACATTTTATGGATGATCAGAAAGATTTTGGAAGTCGAGTACACGATTTATCACGTGTTGTAGACGGATGTGATATTGGTGATAATGATCCAAGTTTTATATCAAATAAAATGAAACTTTTACTAGATCAAGTTAAGCTAGTAATTGATAGAAATGAATCAATGCTTATTTATTTTGAGTATAAAGATTCATTAGAAATGGCTGAACGGATTTTATTAGATCATAAAGATGAGTTGGGGTTTAATAAAATATATCGTTTAACTGGTGCTGAAAAAGAAGATTTACGAGCAAAAATTGAGTCTAATCTTGGTTTAAAAGAAATTGTATTGTGTAGTCAAGCTGCATCACAATCAAGAAATCTACAACGTGCTAATAATATTTGTATATGGAATTGTCCGTGGTCAATCGGAAAGCTAATTCAAATATCGGGCCGCGTTTGTCGCACGGACTCTACGTATGATCATCAAAATATAACTGTATTATCAGTTAAAGACACAATAGATGAATACAAAGTAACACTGTTAAAAGACCATTTATCATTAATTAATAAGTTACTTGGTAATGAAGCAATGGGCGCTGTAGAGGATTGTGAATACCTAGATATAGACAGATCAAATATGAAAGCATTGAAAAATAGTTTATTATGGCGTAGAAATAAAAAGAGGTAGTATTTATGAATTTATCTGGGTATACATTAGTTTGTGATTATAACATAGCTGATATAGTGAAAGCAGATACAGATAAAAATATTTCAGGTGAAATTAAAAAAGCTGATAAAAAAGCAAAAGCTGATAAAGAATTATCTGACAAAATAAAAGCTGCAGATGATAAGAAATATAATGATGAAGTTAATGATATGCTAGATACCGCAATGCCAACAGGTAATAAAGCTAGTAAAAAAGATAATAATAGTAAAAGTTCAACACCATTTAATAATCTTATTTTAGAGTCAGATGTTTCCGCACGTTATGGCAAAGTAGGAAGAATATTAAAATCTGCATTTTTATTAGGCCCATCAGATGCTGTAAAAAGTAAAGGTAAAATATATGTAGAAATAGATGGCATTCCTGATGAGGATGAAAAAGCAGATGATCAGCACTTATCTGATGATATTGATAAAGCTGATAAAGGTTCTAAAAAGAATAAATCTAGTAAAGACAATGAAGGTCTAATTAAGCATAATTATTCTATTTTTGAATCATGCTCATTGTTAAATAATTATATTAAATATAAAACTAAATATGAAGCTGGTAGTGTAAACGATAATACATCAGATGAACAAAGTAGTATGCAATTTACTGATACATTTATATCAGGTGGTGAATTTATAGTTAGAGTTGTATTAGATAAGGAAGGTTTTAGCGAATGGAAATTATTAGTTAATGCTGATGTTTCAGCAAAGCATTACAATGCTATTAAAACAGCATTAAAATCAGGTGAATTTAAAAAAGCATATAATATTGCTGGAAACTTTACTGATACAGATGGGCTTGTACCTATATCATGCAAAACATATATATATAAAAAACCACGTGTACATGTACCATGGTTAGGCTATTGTAGATATGGTTTCGCCGCCGGCACAAAAGATAATGATCCAGCAGTTGCAAATACATTATATTTAGCAGTAGCACCATTTGATGCAAGTAAAGGTGGAAAACCTGATGCAAAAGGTTCATCAAATGATAAAATTGTATTTAAAACCGCATATAACATAACTGGTGATATTTCTGATGGTAAACTAGGAGCACTTGTTAACTTTTTTAAAGATAGAGCCATGCAAGCTGTTGATAGAATTACTGGGGATAGAGATTACGATAGCAATGAGGCAGATGATGAAATTACAAAATATTTAAAGAGTAGATTTAAATGTACTGGTGATTCATCAATGTTTGAGCAATTTAATCAAATTAGAGACTATATTGAAACAAAGTTAAAAGAAGAGGATAAAGAATCTAATAATAAAAAATTAGAAATAGATATAAACGCTTCCACTGTTATGATAGAATATACTAATGCCATAAAACAGTCAAAAGCACTTATTTTATATTAAGATTTAACCCTTTTATTTGTATATGCTATAATGTATTTGTGCATTATAGCATATTTTATTTGTAGAGGTTTAAATGATACAGATTGTTAAATCATTGCTTTCACAGAGCAATCTTGAATTTTATAATGAACTTCAAATTATTTTATCAAAGGATAACATTCAAACACTATCAAGCGATGAGATTGATGTATTTAAATATCTTAGTAGAGAATATGACATAAATAAACAGTTTCCAACTGCAGAAATATTTTTAATTAAATTTCCTCAGTATAGGTATCAGCTAAATGAAGTTGACGCTTTTTCTATTGAAGATCTTCGTTATTATCGTAAGCAATTTATAACGAAGCATCAGAATATTTATAAATCAAAATTACTTCATAAATTAGCTGCAGACGCTGCTGTTAATGGTATTACACCAGATATGGCAGAGTCTATTCGCAAACAAGCTTCATTTAATACAAATATAATTGAAGATGAAAAAATATCTTTTCGTGATAGATACACGAAAAGTATGAAAGAAAATTCAGGAATTAAAACATACATTGAACAGGTTGATGATGAAATTGGGTCTATATCAAAAGGTTCAGTATGTACAATTGCAGGCTTTACAGGATCTTTAAAATGTGTTTCTGAAAATGAACGTATACTTACAAATAAAGGTATGCTAACAATAAAAGAAATTTATAATCTTGGTACAAATTGTGGTCTTAAGGTTCAATCAGAATATGGATTTAGAGATTTAGTGGCCGTTCATGATGAAGGTATAAAAAATTCGTATATAATCTATATTGGTGGCATTCCTGTAGAAACATCACCTATTCACAGATTTAGAGTACTTACAGATAATGGTGAGCTTATTTGGAAAGAAGCACAGCAATTATCAATTGGCGATAAAGTTGTCCAATCATTAAAAGAATCTAAACACTTTGGTTTAGATGATGATCCAGATTTTTGGCATTTATATGGTCAAATGTGTGGTGATGGTGGATACACTAGTGGTCAATTTTATCTATGCGGTGCATTAGAAAATATTGAAAAAACTAAATCTGAATATTTATTTAGTAAATTTTTTAATTCATATTCTTTAACAATAAGCAAGCCTAGAAAAGCTGGTTATAAACCATTATATAATTTACGTGCATGTGCAAATCAAGCTACTAGAGATGAATTAAATGATTTTATTGGTAAAACATCAAAAACTAAAGTTTTTCCAGAAAAATTATTTTATCTTAATAGAGCTTGCTGGGAAGCATTTATTTTAGGTTTATATGAAACAGATGGCTGCTCTGGTCGTGATTGTTTAGGTTTTGGACTAACAAATAAACAGTTTTTAATTAAATTAAGTCGTCTATTATCTGGAATGGGTATTTCAACTAGTTTACATCAAAATATACCTGCATATAAATTACCACAATCTGATACTAAACATAAATGCAGTATTACATATAAATTAGCAATTATAACTGCTAAATCTAAAAATAGATTTATGAACATAATTAAATCAGTTGATTGTAAAGCAAATAATGCATTTTTTATTGATGAGATTAGAGATGTTAGTAGACCATTTTATACTAGAGAAGCATTTCTTAAAATAAAAAATGATACTAAATTTAATCGTAATGACTATAAATTTTTTGGAAGATTTGGCACAAACACTAGTGGCTGTAATCTTAAAAAAATTACACAAGTTTGTGAAAAATACTCAGTATTTAAACAGTCTAATTATTTCAATGAAATTGTAGATGCTGAACTAACATGGAATAAAGTAACTGATATAAAAACATCTAGCTGTTATATGTATGATTTAACAGTAGATGGATCACCTACATATTTATTAAATGGTTATGTTACACATAATACAACAATGGCCGTTAATATTGCAATTAAGAATGCATTAGCTGGAAAAAATATTGCATACATTTCATTGGAAGTTACAAAAGAACAACTTGAGTACTCTGTATTAAGTTTATTTTCAAATGATACAAGATTTAGTAAATTAGGTTATAATCCTATACAGCATAAAGATATTAGACAAAATAGGCTTGATGTAAATCAAATTAATTTTTTATGTGATGTACTTGAACCAGAATATCGCAGAGTTATTGAGCCAAACTTTCATATTCTTGACGAAACATGTTTTAAAACATTTTCAGAATCTGAAATATTAGAGGCACTATATCAACTTGATGATGAAAAGCCTCTTGATGCAGTATTCTTTGACCACGCAGGATTGTTTGCATTTAAGTCTCCATTATATAACTCAGGAAATGTTGGAACTGCAATTAATAAATATGTTTCATTCATTCGTGAGATGTCAATTAATTTTAGAGTTAAGAATGGTGAAAAACACTCAATTGCATCTGTATTATTAGCACAGACAAATCGTACTGGGTGGAAAGAAGCTGCAAATTCATTTAGGCGGTCAAAAGTTCCTGTACGTTCAAATAAAAATGCACAAATATCAACACAAACTGAAGGTTACAGAATTTCAGCACTATCAGATGCAAATGAATTAGAGCGATGTTCATCTGTACTTATGTTTATATTCTTTGACCCTAATATCACAGGTACTGATACGGCATACGTACAATTATCAAAAACAAGATATGGACAACAGTTATTACCAATGCCAATACAGGTTGAACCTGAATTTTATAAGTTTGGTGGAGATGCGTCAATTGATACATCAGAATTATCAGTTGATTTAATCGATAATCTTGCTGAATGTTCATCAAACTTTGGCTCAGCTGGTACAGATATTATAAACGATATTGACATTTTTGGATTATAATTTAAATACGGATAATATACTTTGTATTATCCGTATATCTATTATTTGTATAACTATATTTGTAGCACTAATATGGAATCACAACAAAATAATACAAAATTAGAACTTAGTGTTATTGATCATTTTTGCACATTTGAGTACTTATTATCATATATAGGTCGTGATTGGCCATCTGTATCTCACTCATGCTATTGCCCATTTCATGATAACAGTCAATCGCCTGCCGCAAAATTTTATAAAGAAGAGCATAACGAGCATATCTTTTGTTTTGCAGAAGGCGTTCAATATAAACCACATCATTTGTTGACAAAAGGAATTGTTCCGTTTACAGTTAATCATGTATTTTCTGCAATATGGAATAATCTCTCAGACGATGAGAAAAATATATTTTCAGAGCATCTAAATTATAATTCTATAGGTCCAAATTTTGATAAACAATTTGAGCTGTATAAAAAATGCAAATTAAATTATTTTGATTTACTATCAATAATTAGAAATTCATAACGTATTTAATATTGAGGAGATTTAAATATGCTTAAGATAGAAAGCCGCGAAGCAGCAAATTTAAAATCAAGGGTAAAAGATTTAAGTCAAGTTCCAAATCTTGTTAACTATGCAGGTCTTTTTGCATGTATTACACCATTATCAAAAGTAGCTGTAACAGATAATATATATAAACCGATTTTAATTCGTGATACAGAAAGTCTTATTGCCAATTTTGGCGATCCAAGAATCGATCCTGAAAAATATGTGGACCTTTATAGCATTATGCAGATTGTTGGCAATGGTGCATCATGCTATGTAGCAAAGGTAAATTCAGGCAATACCGGGATTTATCCAATTAATTTATGTGGTATGCAGCTTTTACCAAATACATGGACTGCAGATGGCGCAAATTATACATATAATGATGGTGCCCAACCATCAGCAGCTTTTAAATTTAGTAGTGAATTCACAGTAACATCTGTATACGAATCATGGACAGACCAAGGTACAACACATCTTCAAGAGTTAACTCTTGCTGAGGGTCAGAATGTAGGTGAAGGCGAATATAAATCAGCGTATGTAGCGTCTGATGGTAAATATAATTTAAAAATTACATTGCATGAGGCGTTAGCACAAGACCATACTATTATTGTTACTTTAGGTACAATTGATGATACTCATGAAATAAAAGCATACTCATCATTAACTGAACCAATTGTAATAACTGCAAATGTTTCACAGGCTAAACCTTTTTCATTAGGCACTTATTATTTAAATGTAGATGTTGTTCGTGAAGGAAATACTCTAGCGGCCGCGAAAATATTATTAGGCGATACTTTAACAAATAAAGGTTTATCAGATTCACTTACAACATCATTAAGCCCATATGTTCAGTTTGAATTAAAAGACTCTGATCATGCTGGTGCATGTGCAATAAACGATGACAGTGCAAACTCAATTGTTAAGTCAGTTTTAGATTTCTGTGCACCTATTAGTCAGGGTAAACGAAAACAATTATCTGCACCTGTTGTGATTAACTATGCACAAGGTTCAGCTGAGAGCAACCCTTCATTTAGAGTAACATTAGATGATTATAAAAATGCATTAATGCAGTATAAAGATAAAAAATATACAGGTTGTATTATGGCTGATTTCGTTGCCCCGTTAAGTCACTTTTATGATAATGGCGGTGTAGAGACAGCAGCTAATACTCCATTTGGAGTTCCGACTCCTGAAGAACGTAGATCATTGCATTATTATATTAAACAAATTGCATGTGAGCGCAAAGATACAAACGCAATATTGTCAGTCCCACTAATTGATAATGACACAGGCATTTCATCATCTGCTGCTAGATATGACGGCACAGACTTATTGAGTTTAGACAGTGTTTGTAATTGGGTTGCTTCTCAAGGTACTTATACAGACCTCTGGGAATATGGCCAGACAAATACAACTGATTATGCTGAGCAAAGTTTCTATCTTGAAATTTATTATACCTGGTTATCAATGAATTGTATTAAACTTGAAAATGGAATTGCTAAACCTGTAGTGGTTCAAGTTGCACCAGCTGGTGCGGTTGTCAATAACGTTTTACAATCATATCGCGAACGCGGTCCACATCTTCCTGTTGCTGGTGATAATTATGGAACACTTCCAAGTGTATATTCAGTTATTGTAAATCCTAAGACAAAAGTTGAACGTGACCAATTAGTACAATATCGTATTAATCCTATTTATGATACTGGTACACGTGGTGTTCAGATTTATGGTAACGAAACATTGAATGCTGGTTATACAGATCTCAATGCTGCTCATATTGCACGTTCACTTGTAAATCTTCGTAGCCGTATTGACGAATATACTGAGACGCTAAAATTCTCATTAAATAATTCTGTTTTATGGGATACATGGAAAGCTTATGTAAGCTCAAACATTCTTGAACCTGCAAAATCAATTAATGCAATTAAGAGCTACGCTGTAGCAATGGGTTATGATACAACTACACCTGAAGAGATTGCAAATAGAATGGTTAATGGCCAAGTTTCATTGCAGTTCTATCAGAGTGCTGAAATATTTGATTTGACATTTACAATCTTCTCTACATCTGCTGAAGAATTAGGTTAATGTAAAAAATCCCGAGATTAATCTCGGGATTTTAATTTACTGTGAATTCCATGTATATTTAATAAAACAATTTAATCAAGGAATTCATTATGGCAATAGAAGATAAACATCAGCTTAATATAAATAGAGTTGCAGTTTTATATAGAGACCTTTTATCAAAAACAATTCATTCATTATCAGACAATGATAAATCAGCATTATTAAAAATTAAACCAAAAAATAAAATTGTTGCAATAGGTGATATAGATTTATCTAATTGGAACGCTTATGCATTAACTTATCTTCTTGATAAGAAGATTGTTATTCCAACAGTTTTAGATGAGTCCAAAATATATCAATCAATTCATGCAATGCGTACACATGATGAAACAATAATACATCCACAAAATTTAATTAGTGAAAGTGTTGTTATTCGTATTATTGGATTGGATAATTCAACAAATATAAATGATTATATAAATACATTTATTAATATGTGTATAGCATCTGATGAGTGTAAACTTATATTTGTTATAATTGATGGTGATAAACGCTTTTATAAAAATTCAATATATATAAGAAAAACAAATTCAACATTTATTGATACATCAAGTGGAAAACCTTATACTGTTGAAAGTACACCATTATGTATAGATCCTGATGATATTGTATTTTTTAATTATAGCAAAAAAGGAAAGACAAAACAAATAAATAATACAATTGTTGCAAGCACTACATCTTCAATATCAATAAAACGTAATAAACCCTCTATTGCTGATTATGATTTTATATAAGGATAAATATTATGATTAAATATAAACGTAAATTTAACGAATCATATGATGTACATGCTGATATTTATAATTGGTTTAATGATTATTGCGATGATATTGAAAAATCTGGTAGTGATTTAAAATATGAATTAGAAGGAATAGATGAAACTGAGTTAGCTCAACAAGCTGTTGATGAATTATCATTAGATGACAGTTATATTGATTTAGTTGACGCTGATATTATTAATTTTATAGAAGATAAATTAGATGAAATCAATAGTGGTCCATTTGATACATCATTCAATAAAAATAATTCAGATTGGTTAGATAAATATAATAATAGGATTGATTATTCAGCTTCACTTGAATCTTATAAAAATGAGAATAAAATGATTAGACGTAAACTAACACTTGAACAACGTATTAACCAACTTGAAAAGCTTCTTTCTTCAAATCGTAAATCACGTAAATTTGAAGACTGTGATAATTTAGGCCTTAGTATGCTTAAACGCATGATATTAAAAGCTGCTAAAGGCTATGCTTCAGCCCGTAATATTCAGATTATATGCAATGATATGGGTGCAGAAGTTATCTGTCAAAATGAGTATTTTGATGATGACCAATATACTGTTACACCATGTGGTGATGGTACATTTAATCTATATGACGATGAAATGATTCCAATGCTTAAGAACGCTAGTTTAGAGGACGTTGCTGCAGAAATTGGTAATTCAGTGATTGCATCTGTTGAAGACCTATAATTATTATAATAAGATAAAAGATATTATAAATTAAATAATTTAGCCCACATAGATTAATCTATGTGGGTTTTTATGTATATATAATAATGCAACATTGAAGAGAAAAATTGTTGCGAAGTTCCTTTTGCCAATTAGGAGTTATAAGAAATTATGGCACGTACGAAAAAATTAGAAGAAAAAAATTTAATGAAAGTTGAGAAGTATGAACACTATGTAAAACCAATGCAAATACTTGATAACTTTGAAGAAATATATAAATTAGAATACCATTTAATACAGTCTTATGATGAATTAATGGATTTTTATAATAACAAATTTGATCCAAATTCATTTTTCGCATGGGATACAGAAACAACATCATTAAATCCTGAACAAGGAAATAAAACTGGTGACTTGACAGAAGGCCGTATTGTAGGATATTCATTCACACAAGATGGTCATAATGGTTATTATGTACCA